ACTTTTAGCAAAATAAGATAGCTCACCACTAAGAAACGCAAAATTTAAGGCACTTGTATAGGTAGGAAGTGAGTAATAATCCTGTCCTACGGACTTAACTTCGTAACTAAATAGCTGACAATGGTCTTTACAAGTAATATGATAAGGCTTAATCTCCTCAATTCCTATCCTCCTGCTCCAATCATCACACAAAAAGTACATTTTTTTATCTCTACCTACCCTTACTTTCTCAGGTGATACGTTTTCTATCTTAATTAGCTTTCTATTTTCACCAAAATACAGCTTAAAATATACCCGATTGTGTAGAATTAACTGCTTTGTAACAGCTTTTACGGTGTGTTTTAGGTTTGCTTTCTTTTCAAAAGTAAACATTTCTAGTTTCTCCTGTGGTGTAAGCTTGTCAGTGGTAAGGTTAAACCCTCCACCTATCACAGCATTGGTCTTAAAGTCCACAATGGCACCATGTAAGGGGCTAGAAAAGTACATTTGATTAAGTAGCTCAGGATAAAGGTTATCACTTCCAAAATACTGCCACATGTTAGCGTTGTACCTAGGGTCCACTACAGGCAGTGTTAGGTTGCCTCTCCCTACAGGTAGGAATGGGGTGCTAAATGATTGGTAGCCCTCAATTACTTCGGGGCCTTTGTTGCTTTTAATAAATCTGTCGTACCATGCCATAAGTTAATCGTATATTGAGTTACCTGCAGGACCACTTACTACCATTCTCCCCTCCTCAATTACTACTCCTGTAGTCTGAGCTATTGTAAGGGGCAAAACAAATGGTGTTGAGCTCTCATATACCTCATACGTGTACTGCCCCTTTACGAGTATGATGTCTGTAGGCTCATCTAGAGTGAACAGGTTGTATCTTTCGGGGTATGCACTTGAATCAGCGGATGTGAAGAGCTGTGGTGTGCTAGTGGTATTCATTTCGTTAGTGAATACAAACAAATAGTTTGGTGTGGGTATAGTTGTTACCTCTGTTAAGGTCAACACAAACTGATTAATTACTCCCTGTTTAATGTATATCACACCTATATTAATTTAGCTTTGTCAAATGTTCATAAAAAAAGCCCCACCAATGGCAGGGCTCTAATATAGAGAGGCAGAATTTTAAGGAGCAAGTACTGCTAATGCAGCAGCTTCAGTTACTTCGTATGCCAGGTACTCATTCTCAGCTACCAAAGTAACAGAGTATTTAGAGCCATCTGCACGAGCTGTTCCTGAGCCCTCACCTGATGCAGATATCTGCAAGTATGGGATGTACCAATATAAACCGTTAGCATCAAGGATGATAGCAGCTAAGTATTGTTGACCTGACCCTAGGATTTTGATAGCACGAGACTTTGCAGCCTCACGTCTATGGAATACTAGGTTAACAGTCTGAGTAACAAAAGAGCTACCATTAACTAGGTCAATGGTTGAGTCCTCTGTGTAGTTAGATGTGTTACGTCTAACGTAGAAGTTTTCAAATGGTACAGCAGGAGACTGAAGATTGATTGCTGTTATTGTCCATCCCGCACCCGCTGATGGGTCTGCAGGAACAATAGAAAGAACTTCATCTTGTTGGTTAATCCAGATACCATAAATACCTCCACTGTTGTTTAAACATGATTTTACAATGTTTTCTAATGCTTGACAAGACATGTGTTAAAGTATTATATAAAGGGGGTTGCCCCCCTCTATGAGTTAATTATTAATTGTACCAAACGATGTCACCTGGGTTGACAAAGCTGAAACCTACTTTCATGTTAGCACGAGTACGGATAACCGGCTCAGCAACAGTATCAGCTAAGTTAACTGCACGCAAGTCAGATGGATCTCCCTCACCATCAAAGGCAAAGATTAAATTATCTTTTAAAGTGATAACAAATTTGTTATTGCTCATCCCTGGACAAAGTACTATTTTGATACCTAAGTAAGTTAACGCTAAATCTTGAGTGATGTACGCTTGAGTGTTACCTGAAGCAACTCCTAATCGGTAGATATTAACCAATTGAGTAGGCATGTAGATACGTAGGTCAGCAGTTCGGGAAGCAATAGCTGCAGGAACTAAAGCAAAAGCAGCCTCTAATTTATCAGCTAATTCACCAACTCCTGAGAATGTAGAGATAGCACCTGTACCACCATTGATAACAGCATCTGTTCCTGGAGGAGGAGTCAAACCATCATCTAAAAGAAATTCGTAACCATTACATAAAGCAAGTAGTGGGTTAGGCGAAAGTGTATATCCTTTCCATCTTAATTGCTCAATTTGTCCGTTTACAGCGTTAGCCATTTCAGACCAATAGAAGTTAAAGAAGTTAGCTACAGAGAAATCTCCGTTAGATCCTGCTGCCATCTGTAAAGATACGAATGACTGCTCAAGGTCAAACTGACATACTTGAGCCATAGCAGAAAGAGCACATACGTCAACTTCATGTGAGCTTAACTCATCTGTGTTAAGGTTAGGGAAGTTACATGGACTTGCAGCCAATAAGCCTGTACCAAAAGTAACAGTACCAATTTTAGTTTTGTACTTGATACCTGGCAATGTACGGAAGTTATCAGCAATCTCAGTGCTACCTAAATAAGCCTGAGCATAGAATGCATCAGCGTTAGGGGTTAATTCTGCACTTGGCAGAATGTTTAAATCAAATCTTAATTTACGCATTTTGTTTGTTATTTGTTGTTGTTAAATTTTACAAAGTTACTTAGTCTTTGATGTGCACTCAAGGCCACATCCTCTACAATCTCCTCATCTTCTACCTCAGTAGAAAGAATCTCATCTAGTTGGTTACGCATGTCTGCAATCATTGAAGCTACAGCGTTCATGTGCTCATCTAATAAAGGTCGTACAATAGCAATGATAGCCTCTGCATCTACTACAGGGTCAACGGCCATTGTCTCTTCTACTGTTTCCTCTTCGATAACAGTCTCTTCTAGGACCACCTCTTCTGAGGTCTCCTCCATTTCAACATCACGTATCTCGATAATCTCTCCGCCCTTTACAACGTAGATTTTACCCTCGATAGTGTGCTCTCCATCAGGTAATTTATTCATGTTTATATTTGTTTTAGTTTCCTCTTTTAACTTCATGCCAAGGTACCCCTCAATGGAGAAGCCTATCTGCTCTTGTGCTACAAGTTCGGCATAGTACTCTTTGTCTGTTACCTGGGCAGTTACCATCAGCGTACCCTGTGGTACCTCAATGCCAAATGATGAGTAAGCTTTGTCCTCTTTCGGGTTATCTACTATCCATGCTTCAAGTACATAGGCAGGAACGGTCATAGTGGTATCATGCTCAAGGTTGAATAGATCGCGGTTAACCATCTGCTTCATGAACTTGCCATGAATTAGCTCTATCTCTTCTTTGGTAAACTTGACATTGTACTCCTCTTTGCTATCTTCATCAAAGCGATATATCTCCATAGGTATCAAAGCAGGTGCAGTGATACGGTACTTGAGCTCATCTGAGAAAAATAAAGGCTTAGCTTGGGAGCTAAATGCCATACCTTTAACTTTGATTGCAGGAGTAGCTGTAAAAGCTATCTGTTCAATGCCAAGGTCCTCACCATTTTCAGCGTATGCTGGGTCAATAGTGATTTGATAGGTAGGGATATTCTTAGATGGCATACACCTATATTATAAAATTCCTATATTTGTTCAAAAATTTAACTATGGTAACTATTTTAAACAGGGAAATTCCCAACCAAATTGAAGAGCTCACTATTGAGCAGTTTGAAGCAATCACTGATATTAATAACAATCAGGAACTTGACCCCATTGATAAGCACTTGCAGGTATTCGCTTACCTTGGAATCCCTGAGTCTGAGTTCTGGGACTATGATGTGGCTGATTTTGTCGGTATGGTAAAAGACTTTAATAGCAGTGAGCACAAAGACTACCCAACAGTGGAGGAGATAGAGCTTGAGGGCTATGTGTACAAAGCACAAATGAAGTTAACTGTACGGGATACAAAGCTAATTGAAAAGATAACAATAAAAAAAGAGAAAGGTTATGTATCTGAGATGTTAGCGGTGATGTTTAAACGGGAGGACCTTACGCCTGCTGAGCACTACACAGATGCACACATCAAGCATAAAGCAAAGCTCATCCGTAAATTGAATGCAGCTATCTCTATTCCTTATATCATGTTTATCGCACACAAAATATCACAGCAAGCCAATGATCAAGCTACCCAAGAATTGGAGCCAAGTAACGATTGAGCAGTTCATTGAATTTAGTACTATAGATAAAGAACAGGGAGCCTACCACTACAATAGTGAGGCTCTCTCTATTTTATCAGATGAGCCAATGGAGGTCATTGAGGACATGGATGTAGATGACATGGCAGAACTTGTTGAAGAGGCCAAGTGGTGTACCTCTGAGCCATCTAAGAGATACAAAAATGAGGTGCTTGGCATGAAGTTCAAACCATTAAGCAAGCTAACCCTCTATGAGTACATTGACCTAGACTATTTTTTCACAGATAACTACGTCACAAATCTTGATAAAGTTTGTGCCATCTGCTACCGGAACAGCAAGGTTAATGAATGGGGTGATGAGATATTTGAGCCTTATGAGTTTGACTGCAACCTCAGAGCTGAGCGGTTTCATGACCTACCCATTACAGATGTCTATGGCATTGTTCATGAGTTTCTCAAGTACAGGGATACATTTCTAAAAAACTACGAGAACTTATTTAGTGGGGAATTGGATGAGGACCTTAGTCAGGAGGAACGTAGGGAGTTAGATCCTGAAGAGGTCAAAGAAATAGAGAAAGAGCAAGCTCAGAGTAAGTGGTCATGGGAGCAAACCATCTACGGGTTGACCAATGGAGACATAACAAAGAGTGAAAAGGTAGGGGCCCTACCTCTCATCTATGTGTTCAATACCTTGGCTATGAAAAAAGAATTAGACATCTAACGGGAAGCCCTGCTCAAATCCTGGAGGAGCATATAGTGCCTCAAATGTGTAGACGATTTTATGGTTTTTTTCTGCTACCTCAACAGCTCCCACCAATGGATATTTTTTTGTAATCCACTCAAAGTATTGGTTATATATTTCACCTGTCAACCCTGATGAGTTCATTTGATTAGTAAAGTCTGATACAATATCATAAGGAGCAATCTCCCCCCCATTCGCTAGGTACGCTCCATTGTTTAGAAATATAAAATAATATGCAGCCACTATCTGTATCTCTAGCTTTTGGAAGCCTGTAATCTTGGCATTGATACGGATACTATCTACAAGAGTACCCTCTTGAAAAAGTCCTTTCTGTAAAATTATTCTCCTGAGCATAGTAGCCATTTTCCTACGTGTAGGATATAGCACATTGAACTCACCTGTGTTTGCGTAATTAGCCATTGATTAAATCTTTATATATATCCATTGTATCATCTACTAGAATGATACCCTTATCCGTTTCCACATGGAGCTGCGTATCACTCACCACCTCAATGGGGCCTGTGATGGTGTACTCTATGCCGTTGTGATTAAACATACGCAAATACTTTGAATAGATTAATGTTAGCAACATCCGCAACATTCTGGCATTGCATGGTAAACAGGACGTAATTATCTACCGACTTGTTAAAGGCTACGTTTACAATGTTACCAACGGTGTAATCTGAGAAAGCAGCATTAGAATAGCTAGTCAAGTTAGTACCATTGTAGCTAAAGTTACGCTAAACGTATCCTGTATACTGAGCACTTGCGCCATTCATTGTGAATAGAGTGTTGAATAATGTAGCACCTGTTAAGCTGTTGGTAGTGTTAAAGTATATACGGCCATAGACCTGCCCTACGTTACCACTAACTCTGTACATCCTAAACATTAACTGCAGGATGTTGTTTGTACCTAATGTGTTGGCAGGTATCTTTAGTGAGTGACATATACTGATTGCATTGCTAGTAGTGTTAGTGCCTACTATACCTGAGAATCCTAACAGCACAGGGTTGGTAGTACCACCACCACCTTGGGCCGCATCAATTATTTGTTGCCCTGTGATGACACTATTAGTAGGTACTCCTCCTGACATAGAGGTACACTCTATCAAATCAGTTGCTTGTAAGTCTCCTGTGTGAGCAGGTAAAGAGGGCCTCCAATCACCCCACCATCCATTTGCCATACCTATATTATATTATCAAAGTCATTTGTTTAAATC